TACAGGTTCAGCTATTGTTACTGGTGTTTCAAGAAGTGCATCATTTGATGGATTGGTTGAAGCTAGTATTTCAGTACAAGGTACTGGTTCATTAACATCAACAACAGTATAAGAATATGAAACTTATAGATAAGGCTAAAGCTCATTTTGACTCATTAGAAGTCAAAGAGATAGAGATACCTGAGTGGAGTGATGGAGATGAGGTTCTTAAAGTATATGCAAAGCCATTAACGCTTGCTGAAATGTCTAAATTGCAAAGATATGCAAAAGATGATGATGTAGCATTGATGGCTTATTGCTTAATATATAAAGCCTTAGATTCTGATGGTGAAAAAGTATTTGACCTATCAGATAAACATACACTTATGAATGGTGTAGATAAAGATGTGCTTGCAAGAGTTGCAACTGAAATCATGTCATCACCAAGTGTAGAACAACAAGCAAAAAAGTAGCAGAGGATAAGGACTTATTTGCTAAATACTATCTAGCTGAAATGTTGCATTGCACACTTCAGGAACTAGAAGAAAAGATGACCTTATCCGAATTTACAGGATGGTTAGCATATTTAGAGGAAAAAAATAGGCAGATAAGAAATGGCAACTGATTATAAATTAAGAATTACAGCCCAAGATAAAAGTAAACAGGGTTTTAATTCAGTAAATAAAAATATCAACAGCACCCAATCAGCTATGAAGAAACTAGCTGGTGCTTTTGCTGGTGTTTTTGCTGTTAGACAAATTGTTCAATTTGGTAATGAAGCATTACAGCTGGCTGATAATATTGGTAAAACTGCTGATAGTTTAAAAGTATCTACAGAATTTTTACAAAAATATCAATTTGCTGCTGGTCAATCAGGAATGTCTACTGAAGAATTTAATAAAAGCATGATGGTTTTCTCAAAACTTGTTGGTCAGGCTAGTATTAGAACATCTGAAGTAGGAAGAACTCTTGAAAAGTTTGGTATACAAATAAAAGATGCTAATGGTGAAAGCAGGGCTGTTGAAGATGTTTTCTTAGATTTAATGAAAGCATTAGATGGTGTTGAAAATGCTTTTGAAAGAAATGCAATTTTAGCAGATGTTTTTGGTAGGGCTGGTTTAAAAATGTCAGTTCTAATGAAGGATGGTTCTGAAGCTATGAAAGATTTAGCAGAATCTGCTGATGGCATAATGAATGAAGAAACCATAAGAAAAGCAGAAGCATTTAATGACACTATGGCAAGACTAAAAAGACAAGTTCTTGAGCCATTGCAAAGTGCTTTTATTAATACATCTAAAGCCATTCTTGATTTTGCTGAAGCTATGGGTTTAATCAAACCTGATTTGTTCACTAAAAGTACAGAAGAGCTAAATACTGCTCTAAATGAACAAAAAGATATTTTAGATAGGTTGTTATTGACTCGAGATGGTATGAATAAAAGTAATTATCGAGGCTTAGCACAAACTGATAGACAAATACAAAAGGCTGAAGAAGAAATTAAATTATTAGATACGGCTTTAGAACAAAGAAGAAAACAAGCTGAAATTGCAGAAAGGCTAAAAGTAAATACAGATGAAAATAATGATTCTACTAATAATTTAAATAACACAATAAAAGATAGCATTGTTATTACTAAAAACTTTGCAGATACAGTAGAGGGTCAATTAACAAATGCTTTTAAAAACTTCTTTGATGCAACAAATCAACAATTTTTAGATTTTAAAGATTTAGCAACATCAGTAACTAGAGCAGTTATTAATGAATTAATTAATGTATTTATTGTTCAGAAAGCGGTGGGAATGGTTAAGGGTGCTTTAACAGATATAGGCAGTTTATTTAATGGTGATTTTGGTAATGCAGTAGATGGAATGTCTGACTTCGATGGTGGTGGATATACAGGAAATGGCATAAGAGCAGGCGGTATGGATGGCAAGGGTGGTTTTATGGCTATGGTTCATCCTAATGAAACTGTTATTGACCACACCAAAGGACAGGCTATGCAATCTGCACCTACAGTCAACTTTAATATATCAACAGTAGATGCTGCTGGATTTGACCAGTTGTTAGCATCAAGAAAAGGATTGATAACATCAATCATAAACAATGCCATGAATAATCAAGGCAAGATGGGAGTAGTGTAATGTCAGGACAATTTCCAACATCTCCTAATTTTAGAAGTTTAAATTTTAAAGATAATAGACCTACTTTATTAAATCAGACTTTATCAGGTAGAAAACAAGTCAGACAAATAGGTAGTCAATATTTTTCTTTTACAGTGCAAATGCCACCCTTACAACAAGAAAAGGCTCAAGAAGTATTTGCATTTTTACAAAAACAAAAAGGTTCTTTTGAGGACTTTACTATAGTTGCACCATTAGATAATTTAGGTGCAGGCAGGTTAGAAACAGATATTCAGGTAGTTGGAGCACATACATCAGGAGATGCTTCTATAGTCTTAGATGGCTTTACAGCTAGTCAGACAGGTGCTTTAAAGGCTGGTGATATAATCAAGTTTGCAAATCATAGTAAAGTTTATATGGTTCAATCAGATATTGATTCTGATGGTAGTGGAGCATTAACTGTTCTAATATCACCTAACCTAGTAGCATCTCTAGCAGATAATGAAGCTGTTACTGTAAACAAACCTAGCTTTACTGTTTATCTTGAAAATAATGAGATTATGTATTCAACAGATGCTAGTGGTTTTTATAGTATTTCATTTGATGTTAGAGAGGTTATAACCTAATGCCTAGAAGTTTATCATCTGCTTTACAAACTCAAGTATCATCAACAGCAACTAAGACAGCTTTCTTGGTTGAATTAAATTTATCGTCAACTATCAGATTAACTGATTGGTATACAAATGTTACTTATGATTCTAATAGCTATGAAGCTGGTGGTTCTTTTTTACAAGTTGATGTTTCAACAGAAACTGGTCAGCTAGAAGTTACTGAAATAGGTTTAGCTTTTTCAAATATTACAGACCAAGTAAGGTCTTTAGTTCAAGATGGTTCTTTTACTGGTAAAGAAGTAGAAATATATTTAGCTTACTTTAATGCAGATGAAACTATTGTTGGTGCAATAAACTTTTTCAAAGGACAAATTAGAAATGTTGCAATTGCAGAAGCAATAAATAATTCAACATTAACCATGACTGTTGCCAGTCATTGGGCAAACTGGAATCTAACTAAAGGCAGGCATTATTCAGACGAATCACAGCAGTCATTTAGTTCAGGTGATAAAGGAATGGAATTTGCTACTCAAGTTAAAGAAGATGTAAGGTGGGGTAGATAGTGTTAGATAAAATATTTACTTTTTTTCAATATCTTGGAACTGCATTTGGAACTACTGGTACAACAGCAACAGTATTAAAAACAATTACAGGTATTATTAATGCAGCATCTTTAGTGATTGGTGTTAAAGGATTTTTACAAGCTAGAAATATGCTTGCTAAAGGTCAAGATATCTTAATTAACAAAACCTCTGCTGGTGGAAAAATTCCTGTTGTATATGGTGTGAGAAGAGTAGGAGCCCAAATAATTTACATGGACGTAAATAATAATGATTCAAAAGATTTATATGTAGTCTATGCTTTATCAGTTGGTGAATGTGATGAAATACTTGGAAGGACTATTGAGTTAGATGGTGCTCCTTTAACTGATTCTGCTAGATTTAGAGATGGTGGTTATATAGGTTCAGATAAAATATCTTCAGGAGCAGGCTCTTTAAATACAGTCTCACAAAATGGAACTGGTATTGATGTTGGTGGTGGTAACTTTGGTACAAGTCCTACATCTAAATACAGATATGTTATGAACCTACATCATGGAGCTGCATCACAAACAGCAGACCCTATGCTGGTTGCTTCTATGCCTAACTGGACTTCAGCACATAGATTAGATGGTATTTGTTATATTGCTGCTCATTATGGTTATGACAAAGAAGGTATTTGGTCAGGTATTCCACAACTAACAGTTCAGGTAAGAGGTAAGAAAGTTTATGACCCTAGAGATTCAGGTCAAACATTTGGAACTCCATCTACCTATAAGTGGTCAGATAATCCAGCTTTATGTTTCCTAGATTACATCACTAACAATGAATATGGTAAAGGTCTAACACAATCTCAAATCAATATGTCAACCTTTAGTTCTGCTGCTAACGTTTGCGATACTTTAGTTGACCAGCCTTATTTTAATGGAACAGCAAAATCACTAACATGGAGCGGTACTGCTGGAGATGATTTTATAACTATTGGTGGTACTAATGCTAATTTAAACTGGTGGCAAAATAAAATAGGTGAGCAAATATATATTTATGATGCTAATGGTGATGGTGTTATTGATGGTGCAGACATAAAAGAAATACAAAGAAATCAATTCTATGATTCTAATGAAGAATATATTGTTTATATTAATGACACATTAGGCTCTACCTATTCACCACAAACAGGTACTTCATTATTAAAAGTAAAAAGATTTCATTGCAATGGTTATTTAGATACAAATAAAAATGTAATGGAAAATGCTAAAGAACTTCTTAGCAATATGAGAGGTATCTTTCTTTATATTAATGGTCAATACGAATTATCAATAGAAGATACAGGCACTTCATCATTTAGTATCACTGATAATCATATTATTGCTGGTGCTGGTATATCAGTTGATTATGGCAATAAAGACAAAAAAGCAAATAAAGTCATAGTTGAGTTCTTCAATG